GGCGGGGAGCAGGCGCGGCTGTCGAACAGCTGGATCGTGCGCAAGGTGAAGGTCGCGAACGAGAACCGCTTGGAGATCTTCACCTCCTACATCGCTCCGTCTGAGGCCGCGCTCCTGAAGCAGCAGGGCGCCTTCGTCGAGCGCATCCAGTACCGCGATCGACTGTTCATCCCCACCGGCGACCATGCGGTGTTCGAGCGCATCACCCGTGGCTCCAACCATCCGGTCGTCGAGTTCTTCGGCGGCGAGGGAAAGCTGTCGCTCCCGAAGGGGTGGGGCGTTGCCGAGGCCCAGAAAGGTTTCGGGGCGCGCACCGTCGAGCAGGTCGAGCGCTTCGCGCAGGCCCTGAGCAAGCAATGGAAGAACGCGCCGCCGATCGTCGTGGTGCGCAGCATCGCCGATCTTCCGTTCAAGGTCCCGGAGAAGGTGCGCGGCGCCTACTGGAACGGCAAGGTCTATCTCGTCGCCGACAACCTCGCCAGCAACAACGCCGTGCAGTACACGATCCTGCACGAAACGCTCGGCCACTACGGTCTCCACGGACTCCTCGGGGACCAGCTCGTCCCGATGATGAACCGGATCTACGCGACGAACGCGGCGATCCGGATCGCAGCCGACGAGCGCATGGCGACCTACGAGAAGCTCGGCCGCAAGCTCGATCGCGCGACGGCCACCGAGGAAGCCCTCGCCCACATGGCGGGGCGCGGCGAGTGGTCTAGGGTGTCTGGCTGGCAGCTGCTGTTCGCGGCGATCCGCGCGGGCCTGCGCAAGATCGGCTTCAACCTGGGCCTGTCGAACGACGAGATCGCTTCCCTCCTCGCCAACGCACGGCGCTACGTGCGCGAGGGCGATGCAAGCACTAGCCCCGACGCGCACGCGCCCAAGCTCGCGCTCGGCCCGATCTTCACGCTGGCTGCGGACGGTCCGCTCGGCACGATCAAGCAGGAGCTCCTTGATCGCTTCGCCTTCGACGGCAAGCACATGTCGTGGATCAACCGCACGATCAACACCCAGTACCACAAGGCCCAGATCAACGAGCACTACCGCAAGGTCTACCAAGGCGTGCAGCGCTACATCGCCGACGTGAACGCTATGGCGAACGACGCTGCCGACGAAGCGGGCGAGAGAATTCTGCCGCGGATGCGCGACATCTCCGACGTGTGGTTCAACCCGTTCAAGTTCTCGAACTGGCAGAAGGAACGGCAGCTGCAGCGGGACCTGAAGACCGTCGGCCAGGTGGTCTGGGCGGCAACCCTCGCCGACAAGCGCCCCACGGACTACGAGCTCTTTAAGGGGTTCAAAGCCGTGGTGCGCGACACCAAGGGCGATGTGGTCGGCGAGGTCGAGGCGCCGCCGCTGGAAGGCGACCAGCTCGAGCACTACCACCGGATCCGCGCCGCGATCGACCTCTCGCTCGACCAGGCCGGGGCCTCCGAAATGGTGAAGATTGCTCGCGACGAGGCGATGGAGCGTCATCTCCCGTCGATCGAGGAAGCGCGCAAGAATGCGAAGGACGACCCGCGCAACGCCGCCGCGATCCTGACCGCCGCGCTGCAGGAGCGCTTGGAGACGATCGAGGACCGGCGGGCGGACGAGAGCATGTCGCCGGTGCTCCTCGACCGCTACAAGGAATCGACCGAGGCCACGCTCAAGGCGATCGAGGACAAGGCCGCGCTCGTCATCAAGCTGCAGGACGAGGGTTACGCGCCGCTCATGCGCTTCGGCCGCTACACGGCAAAGGTGATCGAGCGCACGCGCGGCGTGGAGAACGTCCTCTACTTCGGGATGTTCGAGAGCATGAAGGACGCCAACAAGACCGGCCGCGACATGCTGGTCGAGCTGCAGCTCGATCACCCCGAGGCGGTGCTCGTCAACAACACAATGGACACCGAGAGCTGGAAGCAGATGCGCGGGCTCTCTCTCGACACGCTGCAGGCCTTCGCCGACGTCACCGGGATCGACGCGGACATGGCGGTGCAGGAGTACCTCAAGATGGCGATCGCCTCGCGCTCGGCGATGAAGCGGCTGATCCACCGCAAGGGGATAAAGGGCTATGACGAGGACGTGCAACGCGTGCTCGCGACCTTCGTCACCAGTCAGGCCCGCTTCGCGGCGCGCAACTACCACTTCGGCGAGCTCGTCGCGGCGACCCAGGCGATCCCGGAGGGCGACACCCGGGCCGAGGCCTCGAAGTTGACCGGCTACGTGCAGAACCCCGGCGAGGAGGCGCAGGGGCTCCGGGGCTTCCTGTTCACCCAGTTCCTCGGCGGCTCGATCGCCTCGGCGCTCACCAACATCACGCAGCCGATTCTGATGACGCTGCCGTATCTCTCGCAGTACGAGCCCGCCACGGGGCTCGCCGGGATCGTGAAGGCGCCCGCGGCGGCCAGCATTGCTCTCGCCAAGGCGCTCAAGGTGATCGCCAAGGGCACGACCGACCCGAGGTTGCGCGAGGCGCTCGACGTCGCCGCCAAGGAAGGTCACACCGAACCGCAGGAGATCCACCAGCTCTACGCGGAGTCGATCCGCTCGGGGCTGGGCGGACGCAACCTGCAGGCGCGCAAAGCCCTGCGGCTGTGGTCGTCGATGTTCAGCCTTTCGGAGAGCTTCAACCGCAGGATTACCTTCATCGCCGCCTTCGAGCTCGCGAGCCAGCCGGGGATGATGGTCGCGATCAACGCGAAGCGTGCCGAGCAGGGGCGCGACGCGTTCGCCGGTCCGTACAGCTTCGCGGTCAACGCGATCAACGATACGCAGGGCGTCTACAACAAGGGCAACCGGCCCAACTGGGCGCGCGGCGGGATCGGCGCGACGGTGTTCACGTTCAAGCAATTCTCGATCGCCTACGTCGAGTTTCTGACCCGGCTCCCACCGCGCGAGAAGGCGATTGCGCTGGCGATCCTCGTCATGGCGGCCGGCGCCGAGGGGCTCCCGTTCGAGGACGACCTGGTCGACCTCTGGGACACGATATGGCAGGCGATGGGCTTCTCAAGCAATGCGAAGAAATCCATCCGCAAATGGGCCACACAGACCCTCGGCGAGGCCGGCGGCGGCTTCCTCACCGGAGGACTCTCCGGACTCCCCGGATCGCCCATAGACGTTTCTGGGCGGCTTGGCGTGGGCAATCTGATCCCCGGGACGGCGCTATTCGCCCGCAGCACGCAGGACGCCACGCAGGAGATCACCCAGGCCCTCGGCCCGATCGGCTCGGTACTGGTGAGCGCGCGGCAGGCGTTCGCCGCGGCCGAGGCGGGGCAGCTCGCGAGCGCCACCTACAACGTGGTGCCCAAGGCGATCCGCGACGCGATGCAGGCGATGGACATGGCCCAGACCGGCTACTACCGGGATCTCAAGGGCCGTCGCGGTATCGACGTCAGCGGCGTCGACGCGGCGTTCAAGGCGATCGGGCTACAGCCCTACGACGTGGCGCAGGAGGGCAAGCGGCGGAGCGACATCCAGCAGGACATCGCGCTTCACAACGTCGTCGAGGCTGGGATCGCGGACCGCTGGGCGCGCGGCATCTTCGAGAAGGACCCCGCTGAGGTCGAGAAGGCGATCAAGGAGTTGTTCGCTTGGAACCAGAAGAACCCCGACCTGCCGATCGCGATCACCCCAGCGCAGATCCGGGAGCGGGTGCAGAAGGCCCTGCAGCCTGCTGATGTGCGGCAGATGAAGCAGACTCCCAGAGAAATCCGGGGCCAAGAATTCCAGCGATGAGAACAAGGTGCGCACCGCGGGGGCAACGCAAAAAAGCGTGCTTGCCGGGGCCTCGGAAGTCCCACCTGCCGTCGGGGAGACGCACGGCGCTCGTCTTGTCCCCCATCTGCCAACGCATGTTGCAGAGTACGGTGCGCTTCGAGCGCTTCGCTCGCTTCACTTGAGCCCCTGGCACTACGTCCCGGCCGTCGCGACGGTCGGGATGATGGTGCTCGTTCCCCAGACGATCATCGGGGTGGTGCTGTTTGTGGCGTGCTACCTTGCGGTGGTTGCCCTGCTTGAATCGCTCGGCCGATCCGCTCGAGGGCCCAGCGCGCCTCGGCCTGCGAAGCGGGCTCGGTCAGGATCTTGACCGGCTCTCCCTCTTGGTTCTGGACCGTGATCGTCATCACCGAAATGAAGCGCAACGCCTGAACCGCGATCGCGAGCGCTTCGTTCGCCTTCTCCCGCGACAGGTCGTACGTCCCGACCCCCTTCGCCACCAGCACAGTTTTCTTCTGCTCGTCCATCACGGGGCAGTCGCAGTTGCAGCGCCGCCGCTTTCGAGCGTCTCCGTCACAGGGCCGAGACCGCTCATAACCCGATCCTTCGCCTGTTTGTAGGCCGTGTTGGCGAGGGACTGTTCCTCCTCGCGCTTCAGCGCGCGCGCCGCATCGCACGCTTCCGCGAGGGCCTCTTTCGTCTGCGCCTTCTGGAACATTCCGACGATCTCACCGACGGTGAATCCTTCGTTCGGGTTGGCCTGTGACGGCGGAGCCTTCGGCTGCCCGACGTCGATCGGGGGTGTTCCTTTCTTGATGCGGTCCTTCAGCTTGTCAGCGGTCTTCGCTGGCGGCGGGGCTTCCGTCTGGACGTTGCTGATGATCTCGCCGGTTTCGTTGTCGATCACCTTCCCCGCCATTTCATCTGCCGTAGGCGCCGCCCCAACCTCGGGGAACGCGCGCCGCAGCGCCAATGCCTCGGCGCACTTCTCGAGCTGCCCGAACGGGCGCTTTGACCACATCGCATTGGGCGTATCCGACTCGCGCGACTTCGTCGCGTAGGATTCCAGCCAGTACACCTTGCCGCTGGAAAACGCTACCCGCTCTCCCTGCACGATCCGATACACCGTCACCGAACACCACTCGGGATAGGCGACGCCCTTGGGTCCCCACGCTCCCGTCACCTTCTCGCCGAACACGCCTTCGTCGACACCGGCGAACGCACCCGTGCGCGCAGCTTGCGTGCGATACAAACCTACTCCCGGCATCACCACGTCGCGCCACTCATAGTCGTTCGACTTCGCCTTCTTCACGTTCATCGGGACGATGTGATAGGGCTTCTGGAACGGGTCCAGATGTTGCGCTCGGCACACGTTCACTACGAGCTTGACGCTCGGCAGCGCCGCTCCGGGGTAGCACGTCGATTCGAGCGCCGCGAGCAGCTCGGCCTCGGGCATCGCAAACGCGGGGACGCTCACTTGCGCGAGCGCGGCGACCGCCGTGGTCTTTGGTTCGTTCATGTTTTCTCCTTGGTGGTGGGAAATGCGTTCGGGCAGTACGGTGGCAGCGCGGCCCGGGCGCGCATCAAGATCTGCCGTGGCGGTGCTTGCGGCTCTCCGCGTTCGTTCATGCACGCCCCGACGAGGCGATCCAACGTGAGCGACAGCACACGCAGTGCGTGCTGTAGTACCTCGTCGCTCATTCTGCGGGCGGCGGCGTCCAGCCGTTCAGCTTCGCCCAGTCTTCGAGCTGGGCGCGGTCGTAGACGTCCTGCGGTTGCAGGTTGGTCGCGATCCATTCCAGTGTTGCTTGATACACGCCCTCGAAACAGGCTTGGGCGAATCGTCCCTCTGGTGCTTCCTCAGCCATCACTCCCTCCCTTCTTGAAGCGCACATCCATCACCATCGTCTCGTCGACGGTATAGCCCTTGCGCTTGATCAGCTTGCGTTCGAGATTCGTGCCGTTGAACTTGAGGATCGCGCCGTTGCCGAGCGCTTCGAGCATGTGCGCCTTCGCACCCTCGGCCACCTTCTCGTACTGCGAAACTTTCAGTTGGGCCTGCTGGAACACGAAGCGCCAATGTTCGAGGTCCTGGTCGGCGACCACGATCGAGCCGTCGGTTCCCGCATACACGCGCTTCACGATCTCAAGGGCGCGCGCGTTGGAGAGGTCGATCGGTGGCGGGACGCCGGGAATCACGTGGTCGTACCAGAACGCGTGCGTCTTCTCGATGATGATCTGGTCCCAGTCGGGGTCGCGCACCAGCTCGTAGAGCCGGAGGTCGTCCCCGCCGAAGTAACCGGCCACCGTCCACACGGGGTAGCCCTTGACCAGCATGTAGGTCATCGGCTGCGGCATGTAGTAGTCGGGGATCTCGTCGGTGAGGCTCGCGCCCCAGTTGCGCGCCGCCCGGGCCCCGACGTTCTTCAACTCCACCCCGCGCTCCTCACCCACGACATCACGGTCGATGTGGATCGTGAGCCAGTCGTGCTTGGGGTGGGAGAGCGTCAGATTGCAGCGCCGGAGCTTCACCGGCTTGTTCCACAACCGGCCCATGTGCTTCGCCGCGAGCTCGGCGATACCGTCCTCCAGCACATTGCCCGCCTCGACCTTCCGGTTCTCGGACAGGTCTTCCACTTCGATCGTCCCCCGCTTTTCGTGGTACAGCTCGACCGCCGACTTGAACGGGTTCAGCCCGAGAATCGTCGCGACGTCCGAGCCACCGACCTTACGGGCGGCCAGTTGTTCCTTAGTGAGGGCCATGCGCCTTCCTCGCTTTCTTCGCCTTCTTCACCGGCGGCGGCAACAGCTTCGCCTCGATCTTGAGGATGCGCTTGTGGATCTCGTCCTGCAGCACCTCGGCGCGCTCGATCAGCACCTTGCAGCTGTGCTGGATGCCGATCAACTCCGCTAGGGAGCGCCGCCCGAACTCTCTGTGACTCAGGTCGCGTCGCGCCTCGGCGACGTCGTCTGGTTCGTCTTCGATTTCTTTGCCTCGGTGGTGGAATGTGCTCATCATTCTTTCCTCGGAAACCGCCGCATCAGTTCGTCGAGCAGCTCGGTTGCATCACGTCGCGTCGGATCGAAGCGGTAGTCCATTTCTCTCCCTCATGTGCCGCAGGAACTGCCCTTCGCTGCGACGGTTGGTGAGTTGGTTCGGCCAGTGCCGCAGCCATGCCCGGGCAGCGGCTACGGTCCGGTCGATCTCGCGGTTGCCCTCGGCGATCCGAGCGTCGATCGAGAGTTCGATCAGCCACAGCGCGTGGTTGATCTCGGCGTCGACGTTCACGTGGACTTCTTGATCGGGATGACCTGCCGCGTCAGCTTCGCGCCCTCGGCCGCGCGCTGCTGCTGCAGCTCCTTGCGTACCCTGGCGAAGGTCTTCCGGAGATCGGTCGAGGCGCTCGGGACGTACTTAAAGTCAGGATCGAGAATGGATTTCATTTCATCCACCTCCCCGCGGAAGTGCCGGTCTCTCCCGGCTGCCCCGCCTGTTCCTAACGCGGTGGGACCCCGGACTGGGGTGACGGCCATTCGCGCTTTCAGGACACTTCTACTGTAATCCACACTTGACGGGTTTGCAAGCGCTGTTGACGTTTCGGGATGAGGCGGGTAAAGTCTCCGACATGACCTACGTGACACCCCAAGACGTGATCTCGCACTACGGCAACGGCAGCCCAGTCGATGCCGCCATCAAGCTAGGCCTCACCCGACAGACGATCCACACATGGATCAAAGCCGATTGGGTCCCTCTTGACTGGCAGCACTGGATCGAGCGCGATACCGCAGGGCGATACAAGGCCGATCCGCGGCGACCTAACGACCCACACCTGCGGAAAAATAAGGCGATAACCACCACGGCAACAGCGTAATATTTCCGTGCCGGGAAAAGGTCGACGGACCCTTCCTGCCGCTTTCAGGATACCGGCCTCATTTTCCCAAGCGGGGGATAGCTTTGGCCCACTACTACAAGCGGCACGTCGGAGACTACGTGAAAGACACGATAGGTCTCTCGATGCTTGAGGATGGCGCCTACACACGCCTGCTTGACCAGTATTACGCCACCGGACGCCATCTTCCTCGCGCCCGCGCAGAACTCTACCGTCTCGCCCGCGCCGGCAACGCTGGTGAGCGCCGAGCGGTCGACTACGTTCTGTCCCACTTTTTCGATGAGCGCGCCGACGGGTGGCACCAGAAGCGAGCCGACTCCGAGTTGGGCCTCATCACCGAGAAGTCGCGACAGGCGACCGAGTCAGGCCGTCTGGGCGGCTTGGAGCGCGATCGTCGGAACAAGGAACTTCGCGCGTCTCGGTTGAAAGAGGCCAGAAAAAAAGGAAAACACACCGAGGCCGAATGGGATGCTTTGAAAGATGTTTGCGGCAACTGCTGTTTAGGGTGCAGCAGTGCCGGACCGCTGGAAACTGATCACATCCAACCGATTTATCTTGGTGGATCAGATGCTTTGGACAACATCCAGCCGCTTTGCCGTTCCTGTAACGCCAAGAAGGGACCCGAAGTGATCGACAAGCGTCCGCTTGGTTGGCGCGAAGCGGTCGCTAAGCGTTTGCTCAACGATCGTTCAACTATCCATAAGCCATTAGCCATTAGTAACCCTTTAGAGAATCCTTCGGATTCTCTTGTCGGGCAGTCGCCCGACGCCACCCCGAAAAACGGTCATGCACGACACGACAAGGAACTGATCGCCACGGCGGTCGGGATCATCGTGTTCCTCAACGAGAAGACCGGTGCCCACTACCAGCCGGTCAAGGCGAACGTCCAGATGGTCGTCGCTCGGCTCAAGGAAGGCTTCACCGAGAAGATCGTCCGGCAGGTGATCGCCAACCGCTGCCTTCAGTGGAAGGACGATCCGAAGATGGACGAATTCCTCAGACCGAAGACCCTGTTCGCGGCCTCGAATTTCGCGAGCTACGCGGGGCTTATCGGCAAGACCCAACCCGAGGGGACGACATGATCGACGAACCGACGATCGACGGGTGGCTCAAGAAGCACTACCCAGACATCGACCTACCACTGCGGGCGGCGGCGCCGCGCAAGCGCATCGACTTGCGCGAGGCAAACGCCATCGCCACGCGCATTGCCATCGGCTTCGCTGCGGGCATCTGGGCCTACAACTTCTTCTGGTGGCTGACGCGATGAATAGGCGCGGCTTCATGGGCGCGATCCTCGCGCTCGGCGTGGCGCCGGCCGTGGTCAAGGCCGGTTCGATCATGCGCGTGCGCCCCCCGACTGGATGGGTTGAAAGCGAGTGGAGTCTGCTGCTTACGGGCGAGATCGGCCGCTACGAAGGCGTTAGGTTCATCGAGAATGATATGGCGCGGCTGAAAGGCGCACCATTGTTTCTGGTGTGCGGTGACAGCGTTAGGCTGCGACCCGACGGTGCGAGTGCAATCTATGTCGCGACACGTTCAATCGACCTGAGAACAGCGAGCGCCGACGAAATCCGCGGCGCGTTGATCGGATGAAGTGCCCTGCCTGCACCGAGACGCTGGCGGAGAACGCAACCTTGTGCGATTGCGGCTGGCGTAGGCCGAAGGCCACGCCACAGCAGGAGCGCAAGGAACGCCAGGGGCAGCTCGTCGAGTTGGCCCGCAGGGCCTACGAGGAGAGCGCCCCGCGCGTCGCCGATTTGAGCGAGCAGCAGTGGTTCAATGTTTGCCGGTACTTCCCGTCGATCGCGGAGCACTGCACGCGCCCGCGGCCGGTCGTGAGCCCGGATCACCCGCTTTGGAAGACGAGCCGTATGGGGCTGTTCATGCGGATCCGCACGGCAGCGATCGCGCTGCGGGAACCGGGGGAGGAGGGATGAACGACGACGATCGCTTCCCTCCGTACCAACGCGGATCTGACACCAGCCACAACGCCGCAGGGGAGATACATGCGAAAGCCCCAACCTTACGAGCTCTGGTGTTCGATCGGATTAAGGCCTCCGGTGGTTACGGGATGACGGACGACGAGATTCAAATCGCGTTGGGGATGCTGTTGCAGACGGAAACCGCGCGGCGCAACGAATTGCTAAACGCGGGTGCGATCGTCGATTCAGGAAAGCGCAGAAAGACGCGCCACGGACGGCCGGCGGTTGTTTGGATCGAGGCGCCGCTCAAGCCGGTATCCGAGTGGGTTCAGCCCACACTCATGCTATGAGACGCTTCTGCCGCACTGACGCGAACCAGCGCGACGTCGTCAAGGCGCTGCAGGCGCTTGGCTGCAGCGTGCTCGATCTCTCTCCCCTCGGGTTCGGCGCACCGGATCTGCTGATCGGCGCGACGAAGCTGCAGCTGGGCGGCGCCGCGGGGCGCTTGAACATCCTGCTCGAAGACAAGGACGGGAAGAAATCACCGTCGAAACGGCGGCTCACCGACTTTCAGGAGGACTTCCACGCGGGCTGGCGCGGCCAGGTCGACGTCGTGAACTCGGTCGAGGAAGCGATCTCGATCGTCACGAAATATCGAAGGCTGGGGGAGCTGTGAACAAACTCGACTTCCCCGAGCACAAGGGCTTCGAGATCGAGGCGATGCTGCTGCGCTGGGCGAATAGCTCATCCGGTGGGCCCCAGGTCGTGCTGCAGCTGCGCGGCGAGGAGGACCTCGAGCCGTTCAAGTCGATGACGCTTGCGAAGGGCAAGATCGCCGGCCAGCGGCTGCAGCTCGTCGTAGTCGAGATTGGCGAGGACGAGAAGCCGAAGGAGAAACCGAAGGGTGGAGCGCTCTCGATCCTCGCGGCGAGGTGGTGCCAGGACGAAGCATTTCAGTTCTGGTTGGCGGCGGAATTTTCGCACTCATGGGCTGATAATTTCAGCACAGGGACTCCGACGCACGACCGCGCGGCTGCTGTGCTGCGCAAGATCTGCAACGTATCCTCGCGCGCCGAGCTCGATCACGACGCGGTCGCGGCGCACACCTTCGACACCGTTATCCGGAGGCCGTACATGCACCACTTGGGAGAGCAATGAGCACAGACCTAACCGAAGGTTATCACCTATGGGCGGATAGGCTAGCCGCCCTGCGCGCCGCGCCAGCAGGGGTGCCGAGAGTGGAATGCGTACACGAATGGGTCGATGCTCAGAACGAGATAGTCAAGGGCGACATTTTCGTTTGCATAAAATGCAAGAGGTTCCACTTGGGTCCGCTCTCAACAGCGCCGCAAGCGGAATACGCCGCACCAGCAGGGGTGCTGCTTACCGACGCCGAGATTGTCGCAATACGCGACGAGCACTTGCCGTCGCAGGGTGAGCCGTTCGACTGCATAGCGTTTGCGCTGGACATCATCGCCGCCGAGCGTGAGCGGTGCGCGAGGATTTGCGAGGCGAGAATCGAGGAAGTCGGCCTGAGCGGATTCCCGCACTATCGTAGTCGCAGCGCGTCGGAATGCGCCGCCGCTATCCGCGCACAGAAGGGGAGCGATGATGCCTGACGTATCGCGAGAGCCGACGAACGAAATGCTTGCTGCTGGGATGAACGTACCCATCAACGGGCTTTATCCGCCACAGGTTGTTACTGTAATTTGGCGAGCCATGTACGACGCCGCGCCACGATCACAACCGCCAGCTACCGAGAAAGGAGGTAAAGATGCCCGGACCATACAATCCGAGGATGTTGTAACGGGGGCCGCGCATCCGCAAAACGCGGCTGGCGACCTTACGGAACTGTGCGCGGCACTCCGCGACTACGAACAGGCTGATGACGACGGCGTGTTTGTGCGCGTATCACGACAAGCCTGCGACGAAGCCGCCGCCCGCATCGAGGCGCAGCAGCGGGAGATAGCGGAGTTGCGAACACAACGCGACCAACTGTTCGCGGACTCAACGAGGGACAAGATACGGCTCGACTATCTCGACAAGGAATCGTCGAGCGGACCATCCGGCGCTCACATCATGTGCTTGCCGGGGCATCTTCGCGCCGCCATCGACGCCGCTCTCGCAAAGGACAGCAATGGATGACCTTACGGAACTGTGCGCGAGGCTGCGTAATCCGAAGGTCGAGATATGGACGCAGGGTATTCACGGCGCGATGAACGTGCTAACGGATTTCACGGTGCTTAAGGAAGCCGCCGCCGCCATCGAATCGCTACAGCAGCGCATCGCCAATTATCAAGGCAGCCGCGACCATGCGATAGAAACCTTAGCGGCGGCGCTCAAGATCGAGCCGGACAGGGTTCGCGCCGTCGAGTATTACGCGCGGCTTGCAGGCGAGGCCATCGAATCGCAGCAGCGCGAGATTGCGCGGTTGAAGCGGGAGGGCGATCCTCTGCTTGGCCCCTCGTCAGCACAAGTACGAGCCAACGCAGCCGAGGCCCAAGCGGCGGCGCTGCGGAAGCTAATCGACGATCACAATGCCGGGATCGAATCGAGTTGCGGTAGAGCAAATGAATACACCGCTCGCGCTAGAGCGTGCGACGATTATCTCAAGCGCGGACGCCAATGCGTTGACTGTCCCTACGAATGGAAAATCGACGCAGCCCTCGCGCAGAAGGCCGCCGAGTGACCCTGCCGCCCTCCATGCTATGCGGCAATGGCTGACGTCTCGACAGAAGCGGAGCGCTGGTGGATCGACCGTGTGGTTCGCCTCGGTTGCGTGGTTTGCCGCAACTTGGGCCACGGCCCGACACCGGCGGTCTACCATCACATTCGTACAGGCCAAGGAGCTGGGCAACGCGCGGGCAACGGCCTCGGCATCCCGCTCTGTCCGGCCGCTGGTGGGCTCGGTCATCACATGGGCGGAGGCACCGGCGTCGGGTATCACGACGGGCCGAAGTCCTTCGAGCGGATGTACGGCAGCGAGCTTGATTTGCTGAACCAGACGATCCTTGAGGTGGCGGAAAGCCTGCGATGAACTCACACGACCGCATCATCGACTACCTCGAGCAACGCTGGCGCGCGTTCGTCGAGGGCGAGGGCAACGTCCCGTGCGGGGAGTGTCGTGGCTGCTGCCGCTCCGGGTACTCGATCGGCCTCTCCGAGAAGGAAGCGGCGGAGCTTGAGCACACCGACATCCAAGTGGGCGGGGTGACTCACCACGTGATACTGGCGCTGCCCGACGGGCGCTGCCCGAATCTGACCGAGGACCTGGTCTGCGCGGTGTACGAGAAGCGGCCGATGTCCTGCCGCCAGTACGACTGCCGCGACATGGCGCTCTCCGCGGTGCGGATCCAGAGCCCGCATCCCGGCGCCGTCGAGGTCAATGCCTCGATCATGCGTCACTACGAAGCATTCGGCGGGGCGATCGTCCCGATGGCGGAGCAGGCCGCCGAGTTCGTGAAGACGGGATCCAGTGCCCCAGCGGCGGGCCAGAGCTCGGTGGTTCTCGGAATCCTGCAGATGCTCCCCGAAGCCAAGGGCAAGCGGCTCATCGAGCTGCTGCTCTCGCCGGAGGAGTCGGCCCGGGGCGCCGCGATGCAGGCCGTGGACGTCATGCAGGGGGCGGCGTGAGTGGCTAACCTCCGCAAACTCGTCGCCTCAGCTCTCAACAGCTCGGACCTGTCATCTTCTGACATCATCGAGACGGCGATCGACCGGATCGGGGCGCTTGCCTTCTCCGATTCGCTCGGCAGCGAGCTTTGGGCTCTGAAATACGCGGGGGATGCCCGTTCCTGGTCCCGGGCGCTCCTGCTCCTGTCGCAGCGCAGCAAGCGCATTGCCCCCGACCGCTCGATCCGCACCAAGATCTGCGGCATTTGCCTCGGCGAGTGGCTGGACGAACTCTGCCGCACCTGCGCTGGCCGCCGGCTGATCCTCGCCTCGTCGTCTTCTTCGGCGCACGTGTGCACCACCTGCGGCGGGACGGGGCTGAAGCGCCACTCGGACCTCTCCCGGATGCGCGACATGGGGCTCGAGCGCGGCGCCTACCGGCGCTGGGAGCACAAGTTCGCGCTGGTGCACGCGCGGATCGCCGACGCCGACACGCAGGTCTGGTACGAGCTCGCCGCGCAACTGGGCAGGGTTCCCACCAGAATGATTCGCGAGAAAGTGCTTGACGCCCCTCGCCGACTGGGCATAATCGAGTCAGAGCACCCGGGGCATAACGAGAACTCTATCCCGGACTTCGTGTTCTGCAGCACCGCCCGAGCATAACGAGAATTCCATTCCGGCGGAGCGTGGCGGGGTTCAAGCCCTCGCAGGTAGGGACCAACTCCCTCTAAATTCGCACCCGTCTTCTCCCTGACGCGCACGCGTCGACTCGCCCGCTTCGGCGGGCTTTTTTTCGTCCATCGAAAGGACACTTCCATGAGCAAAGGCGACACCTTCGAGAATGATCTTCTCAAGCTGATCTTCCAGGCGACGGCGATCGCGAATCTGGCCGACAACGCGGCGAGCTCGCCCCTCACCAACCTCTCGGTGGCGCTGCACACGGCGGATCCGGGCGAGACGGGCGTGCAGACCACGAACGAGGCGGGCTATGGCGCCTACGCGCGCGTTTCGGTGGCGCGCACCTCGGGCGGCTGGGCGATCTCGGGATCGACCGTGACGCCGGTCGCAACGATCTCCTTCCCGGCCGGGACCTCGGGCACGAACACGATCACTCACTTCTCGGTGGGCCCGACCGGCGGTGGTGCGACCAAGATCTTCTACTCCGGCACGGTGACGCCGAACATCGTCGTGACCTCCGGTGTAACGCCGCAGCTCACCACGGCGAGCACGATCACGGAAGACTGATCCGTGTTTGCGTGGGGAACGCGGGCGTCGCAGGAAGCGCGCGCTCGCGTCGTTGGCATCGCCCGGGGCGGAGGATTCGATCCGAACTGGCTCTCTGCCGCGATCATGTTCGAGAGTCGCTGGGACCCCAAGGCGGTAAACCCGCTTTCCAGGGCCACGGGGCTCATCCAATTCATGCCGCGCACCGCAGAGGGGCTCGGCACCACGGTCGAGCAGCTGGCGGCGATGTCGGCGGAAGCACAGCTGAATTTCGTCGCCGCGTATTTCGCACCGTTCGCGCACCGGATCAGCACGATCGAGGATTGCTACATGGCAATCCTCTGGCCCGCCGCCGTTGGCAAGCCAAACGATGCGCCGCTTTTCTCCAAGGACGATGCGAACGCGAAGGCGTACTTCGCCAACAAGGGCCTTGACGTCAACCAGGACGGCGTCGTCACCAAGGCCGAGGCAGCGGCGCGCGTCGTCCAGCTGCTCGCCCAAGGCTTGCTGCCAGCCAATGCAACCACCGACGAGGCCGAAGTGCAGCCCGTCGCTGCTCAGGAGGCCCCGATGGGCGCGCTGATTCCGATTCTCACCACCCTGTTGCCGACGGTGCTTGGTTTGTTTCAACCGAAGATTCAGGCCAAGGTGGAGCAAGTCACCGGCCAGCCCCCCGAGGTCGCCGGTCCGTTCTTGATCGACTTCTTCTCGAAGATGGCGCAGCTCGCCGGCGTTGTCCAGCCCGGACAGGCGATCACGACGCCAACCCAAGCAGTGCAGGCGGCCGCGGCCTTGCAGACCGCGCCGGCAACTGCGGTGCAGGAGCTCGAGCAGCACACGCTCGACTATCTCGACAAGATCGGCCCGACTTTGGATCGCCTCGCGCAGCTCGACCGCGAGGAATGGGCCGCGGCGATCTCCGGCCGCGACGCGGCGAGTGCCCGGGCGGCGCGCGATCGCGTCGACCTGGGGCCGTTCCTGGCACGGGTGGCCGCCGGTATCGCGGCGCTCATCATCTTGTGCGGACTCGTCGCACTTGGCCTACAAGTGTGGTTGAATGACGACCATGAACCTTCCGTTGGACTCGTTGGCTTGCTCGGGCCTATCATCACGCTGGCCGTGAAGTGGCTCTCGGACATCATCGCCTACCGCTTCGACGGCACCCCGACGAGCAATGCGGCTAACGCCGCGAACGCCGCGATCGCGGCCTCACTTCCAACGAAGGGATAGCGATGACGATCCATAAAAGCACGTTCAACTACGCCCCCGGCACCGGACAGGACACGTATTTCTCACCGGAGCTGTTCGTCAATGACGAGGTACACATCAGCTTCACAACCCCACCCACGCTGCGCGAGGGTGGGGCAGGCGGCTGGGTTGGCTTCGCCAACCAAGGGCGCGTCGAGGGTGGCCGCAACCTGACCAACTCGCTCGAGCTCTCGCTGAGTGAAATCGAGGGCGACTTCTCGAAGTCTGTCGGCGGCAATTCGTCCGGCTCAATCCACTTCAACACCAAACCGGCGCCATCGTGGTTCTCATGGCTGCACAAGGGCGCGACGAACAAGCCGAACGATAACGTGCTGAAGCCGGGGACGACCTACTGGATCAACGTGCGCAACCGCTTCGGTCCGGCGCCGGATGGCATTCGCGTGAAAATGGTGGAGGGCAGCGACGCTCCGCCGCGCGGCTGACCTTAACTCGCCGCGACGTTGGCTTCCCGGAGGGCAATGCGGTAGATCGGGTGCTGATTGGTGAGCAGCAGGAACAGCTCCCAGCGCGCGAGATCCATCGGCTGGGAGCCGCGCTCGTACTCGGCCCAACGTGGCTGGGCTCCCAGGTGGACGAGCTCGGCCGCCTCGGCCTGTGTAAGCCCCGAGGCGGCGCGAGCGATGCGGATGACTGTGGCGGAAGGTACGTTCACACGACCGCCTTGGCGATGCCGACAGCCTTGTCCAGCGCGGCGGCCATCACATCCGGGTCGCTGTTGCTGTTGGCTCGGATGTCAGCGATTGCGCGCAGCGCCCTGAGCAGCACTCGCACGCGCTCGACGTTGCAGACGTGGGTGTTGTCCTTCCACAACTCGCCGCACTTGGTGCAGTTGTTCATGCTGCTCTCCCCCGGTTGTATGCCGTAACGAGCAATTTGGCTGCCTCGTCGTCGTACACCGTGGCAATGCAGGTATCGGTGTCGCCGGAGTCTGTGCCGTCGGCAAGGCGGACAGTCCAATACCCGAAGGCGTCTGGACAGGGGTCGACTACCAACTTCCCAAGGTCGATCATGCGGCTCTCCTGAGTTTGCGCTTCGCGGCCTCGGCGGCGCGCTCGGCGATTGCGGTTTGCTTGACGGCCATCGCGGCACAGGCCCCGATGGTCGTGGTGTAGGTCTTGCGGCAGCCCGATTCCCTGAACCCGATCAGATTCCCCGGTCCGAGGATCACGACGAGTTGCCTCCCGAACCGGCCTAAACGGTCGTCTGAGAGGCGAATCACCGTTCCGGGTGTCGTCGTGCCGTCCTTGCGCTTGCGCGGGCGTAGCGGGGTCATTTCGGCCTCCCTGCGTTGCATCGACCGCACTGGGTCGCCCATCCGACGTTCGTCTGCCCGCAGCAGGCTTGCTCGCAGACCCACGGTCGTTCCCCGAGGCGGCTCCGCCACCTTGTTGCCTCGACTTCGGCTTTGGCTCGCGCTTCGGACCACAGGACGGCGGCGTTCGCGCCCGCGTCAAGCAACTTGATCGCGGTCGCCGCACCAAGGTAGAAACAGGCTTCATGGGTGAGGTCGAAAGGAGGCTCGGGTTCGTCGGCGTGAAGGCTTGCCATTTGCGCGGCGTAGCGCCTGTAGCTTTCAGCGAGCGTCATTTGACGACCCCGATGTAGGTTCCCGCAACGAAGTAGGCGAAGCATCCGCACTTCGGGCATTCGCCAGCCGGGACTTCCCCGCCGGGATCGAGTCGGTCGTTGAGGTCGGGTGTCTCGTCCAGCTGCTTGCCGAGATAGGCTTGTGGTCCCCGCCAGTTGCAGTTGTCGCATTTGCAGGCTTTGGTGAGGTCGGGTGCTTGGTCTAGCGCCTTGCGGCGTGCGCGGGTTTTCATTTCGGTTGCTCCTCGGGCCAGTAAAACTGTTCACGTGCGTCGGTGGCGATCTTGCGATCAACCTCGGCGTTCCAGATTGCGCGGGCGATGGCCCACGGCAGCTGCTTGCGGGCTTCCTCGATGCGCTGGGCGGATGCTCGTCCCGCCTGCCAGTAGCGGTGATCGTCGGAGTAGGCGTAGGTCAGATCGTGGCGCACCACCATCTTGGTGAACGCATCGAGCTTCTCTGTGAAGGCCTTGGCGTTCGCCTCGTCCTGCTCGCGCACTTCGCGGGCTTCGTCCAAGATGCGGTGCTTGGCGTCGGTGCCGTAGTTGAATGGCTCGCTCATGTCTTTCTCCTGTGGGTGGCGTCGAAATCGCAAACCCATACCCAAGCGGCCACGAACGCTCCGCCTTCGACAACCTTGACTTGGGCGTGCTCGTCGATCTCGATGTCGTCGTCAGACGAAAACATCGTATGTAACGCGGTCAAATTGAGACATGATTTGCTCCTAGTTGGTCAGGCGAGAGCTTCACGGCGCGCTTCCATGTGCGCCTCCGACGATGGGAAAACCTCGCCGCAATGAAGGCACTTGACCGGACCTCGCTTGCCGTCTGGCTGGCCCTGTGTCCATCCATGAGTGCAGATTCCAGCCTTGCGCAAGCGCGATTCCCGCGCACCTTGCCGGTACAATTGGGCTTGCAATAGATCCGCATCCATTTTCATATGATCCATGTTTGCTCCTAGGTTAGTGAGAGAGAATGAACGCCAGCGCAACGGCGAATGCGCAGGCGAGGGCGATGATGGATTCGGATTTGCTCATGCTGTGGCTTTGATAGGTTGCGCCACAAAAACCACGCAAGACTCGTCTTGTGTTGAATAGCGTTCGACGTAATAGCGCAGATTGGACGCGAAAACCACGCAATAGGGCGCATGGAAATAGTCTGCATTGGCGCGAGCTTGTTTCTTTGCTTGCTCGAATGTCATGATGCGTCACCCTGCGCGTCGGCCAAGGCTTCGGCTTCGGTAGCGAATGGGCCTACGGGGTCCGAATCGGGCAGGCAGCCGGGAAAGCAATACCAGTAATACCAACCTTGCTCGGCGTCGATGCCAATATCGTCCGGGCATCCGTAGAAAACCTCAACGTCGGGCAACGCATGGGCGCCTTCGACAACCTTGATCGTGCCGTTCATGCTGCCTCCTCTTGGCATTCGGATGCGACGAGCGCATCGCAGTTCGCTTCGACAATCGCACGGGCCACTGGCGGGCAAACGCTGTTGCCACACATCCGGACCTGCGCGCTCTTGGGAAGAATCAAACCTTGGGCCGGATCGTCCCCGATGATGTAGTCGTCGGGGAATCCCTGCGCCTTGTACAACTCGCGGGGTGCGAGCATCCGCATTCCGATGTCGGTGATGACGTACTCCTCGCCGTCCACGATGACCAGAGCAAACCGCTCCTTGGCGGTGATCGTGTGCAGCGGCTCCTCGAGGCCCTGCTGCTGCGTGGTGCTGCTGCCGTAGAACTTGACCAGAAAGGCGTAGACGGTCCCTGCGCGCAGCGGGTCGGCAACCTGTGCCTTGACCAACTGGGCCGCGACAAGGGCCTTCTGATCGGTGCCGGTGATCGTGTGCGTAGGCTCGGTCAGCGATTGACCGACGACCATCTTCGCGCCGATGCCGTTGTGCTTGGCGAGGAACGCAGTCACCAATGCGCCCTGCGATCCCAACGCGGTGATCGTGTTCATGGGCTTGCCGATGTCGAGCACGCGTGGCGCTTGCTCGCCGTGGCGACCGTGGCGCTCGCCGTTGCGTGTGTTGATCAGAATGGGCACGCGCGGCGGGTTGGGCACGATGTACGGGTGCTTGGTGTTAACCACATACTTCATAACCCCGTGCGCGATCCGGCGCAGCGTGGCATCCGCCAAGGGCCGCTCGCGGTCGAAGATCGAGCGCGTCGGGATCGTCCAGTCGATGCAGCTCGCCGCCGTGCGGAACGGGATCAAGCCGGGGCCGTGCGTCTTGACCGGCCATTCGATTGGCTCGCCGTCGCAGCGGGCGATCAAGAACAGCCGCTTGCGCGTCGTGGGCGCACCGTAGTCGCAGGCCCGCAACTCGCGGAACTGGACGTCGTACTTCATGCGCCGGAGCGCATTGACGAAGGCGTCGAAATGCTTGCCCTTGCGATCCGGGCAGGGCTGGCCGTCAACGACCGGACCCCACTCGCGGAACTCCTCGACGTTCTCAAGGCAGATCAGCTTGGGGCGCACCTGTTTCGCCCACTTGACCGCGATCCACGCGAGGCCGCGCACGCGCTTGCTGACGGGCTTCCCGCCCTTGGCTTTGGAGAAGTGCGTGCAATCGGGCGACAGCCACAGCAGGCCCACTGGGCGTCCGCCGCAGGCCTCGACTGGATCGACGTTCCACACGTCCTCGCAGTAGTGCAGCGAGTCGGGATGGTTAGCCAGGTGCATCATCATTGCCTCGGGGTTGTGGTTCACCGCGATGTCGGGTGAGCGGCCGAGAGCCTGAAAGATGCCGGTGGAGGCACCGCCGCCACCCGCGAAGTTGTCCACGATCAATTCGTTCGGGGCGAGGATCACAGCGCGGCCTCGTTGCGTTCGCCGAGCTGAAACTCGGTTTCCAGCTTCGTGATCAGATCGTGCATCTTGTCTTTCTCAGCATCGGCGCGGGTTACTTGCTCCGCGCACTCCGGCGCGTCGGTGAATATGTCGCGGCTGATGCTGTCGGCTACCTCGTCCCATTGGGCGACGATGGCTCGCAGTAGGCTGATGGCGGTCATTGCGGCTCCTTGGATACCCACATCTGCACGCCATCGACCCAGTAGCTGAGGCCGTTGTTGCGGACATAGGCGGGGCGTGATCCGGGATGCGGCGGGCGCACGGCTTGAAAGGCGACGACAGCCGCGTGGCTCTCGTCGTCGGCCTCGACCGTGACGCAAGCGCCGCGACGCGTGGGCAGGAAAACGTGGACGTTGAAGCGGCTCATCGCTGCACCTCGACGCAGCCCAAGTCGGCCGGCGTGGCGCGGCGAACCTCGATGACCGCCGCATTGAGCGGCAGCATCGAATTGGCTTTCGCGGTGCGGATCGCGCCCGCCTCGGACGCAGCCCGCACGTACTTGGTGTCGTCGTTGCGCGTCTGGTGCTGCCGCAGCCGCACAACCCATACCGGCGAGGTGAGGATGGTCATGCTTGCTCCTGTGGTGGGGGAAACAGCTTGTTCAGGTTGCCCGTGAGCGGGCTGATGCGGCTGAGCCTCATGGCTATCCTTTCAGGCCGTTCAGGCGGTCGAACTCCGCGATGTACTCGGAGGGATCGGCAAGGGAAAAGCGGGGATCGGGGATGCGCGGCGGATCGGGCCGCAGTACGCGTGGGCGCATGGCTGACTTGAGCCAGTCGGCGTAGGTCGGGAGCGCCACGGTGAGGATGCAGGGCGCCCTGAATTCGGGGCTACAGCCGTACTTCCGCAGCTTGGCGAGCCGGGATGGGGTGAGGCGCACTTGATCGCTCAGGCGGGCGCGTGGCGCGTCCACCGGGGACTTCATCATTGCCTCGTAGGCGGCCCAACCGATGCGTTCGGACGGGCTGATGTGGGCGGGGACGCTCATCTCATTTCTCCACGTTGATTGAGGCATAGCCGGGGTACTCACAGGTGACGCTGCTGATGGTCAACTCGCGGCAGCCATCGCGCTCGGAGTCGTCCGCGAGCATCACGCAAGCGGGGTAGTCGGGGTCCATCTCCTGTAGGAGCGCGATCAGATCGCGGACCTTGGCGGTTTCGGGGAAGTCGCTCATTCCGGCACCAATACGCGCAGCACGACGACATCGCGGTCGGCGCGCAGTTGCCGCTTCGCTTCCTCAATGTCCGCGTCTGTGTGGTGCGGCTCGCGCAGCAGATGGAACCCCGCACCGTTGATACTGGCGAGATACCAGTCGAACACGACGCCGTTGCGAGTCACGTCCCCCTGCTTGCGGCACTTGGCGAGTAAGGCTTGGTCGTAGGTGCTCATACCTTGACCCACGTGGAGTCAGCCGGGGCGGGCGCGTCCACGCGAGGCTGTTCGGTGGCCTCGGTGTACTCGGTGGCGTACTCACGCTCGGCCCAACCGAAGCGTTCCGACCAGTAGCCCTCGCCGGGGCGCGCTGCGTCCTCGGAGGGCGAGAAGATGATGTAGCGCCCCAAGACAGGGGGGCGCGAGGGCAGCGAGCGGTCATCCCAACGGGTAGCGGTTCTCATACGTCCTCCTTGTGGGCTTCGATGCTCGCGTCGAGCGCGTGGGCGTGGAGCGCCAATTGCAGCGACAGGGCGGCGCGCCGGTTCTCGCAGTTGATGACGGCCTTGGTAGAGCCGTCCACGAAGACGACAGCCCATACACGGCTGCCGTCGGTGAGGGTGCGGGTTGTGACGCTTACGTTCATGGGGATCAGCCGAAGTAGACGACGCAGCACTCGGCCCGGATAGCGGTCACGATGCGGTCGCGCTGTTCGCGCTCGCCAACGAGGGCCAACAGGTCGTCACCGGCAACGATCAGCTTGCGGATCAGCTTCCCGCAGACCGAATGGAGGGGGCAGTCGAGAAGCGCGTTGGGGCCTTGCGCGTAGTCCGCGAATGCGGTGAGCCAACGGCTGCGTGAGGGGTCGCTGCGCTCGTTCAGGAGCCACTGGCGAAGCGTGGCGGGCTTCCATGCCTCGGCGTAGAACGCAGCGGCGTTGGAGTTGACGTACACCCCGAAGTACACGCTCTCGTCCTCATCGCCCATCGCGTAGATGCCCAGATCGGCCCGCTCAACGGGGTCGGGCAGCGACGGGTCGTCGTGCGTGGTGATCATGTAGCGGAAGCCGTCACGCTCGGCGGCCCATGCCATGCAACCGCCGCCCGTGTTCTCGGCGGCCCATGCGAGTTTCTGAGTCTTGTTCATGCGAGCACCTTGTCGATTTGGTGGAGATGGGGGGTGCCCCGCGTGGCGCAGCGGTCCGTCGTGCCTACGGGATGGATACCGTCCGGCGTCATGGTGCGATGCACGCCACGCAAGGGGCATTGGGAAAGGCATAGCCCTCCGGTCACGCAGGACTGACTCCGCTGCAATACGCTTGAGAGCGTGGGGAGTGTCCGGAGAGTGCAACCGAGAGGGCATAACCTCACGATACGTTATCCGTATACAGTGTCAAGGAACATTGACGATGAGCCGACGAACGGTAGCAGCGACCACAAAGCCTACGCCCCGCAAACCCCGCAAGGTCAAACCTGAGCTTTCCGAGCGACTGGTCAAGACCATCATCAACAGAATCGCCGAGGGGGAAACCCTAACAGCCATCTGCCGCAATGAGGGGATGCCAAGCTACGGGCGCGTCATGGGGCGGATAAATCGGACTTCTTCCCTGCGTGCTGCCCTCGCACGCGCGCGCGACACTCGGCTGAACCGCATGGCCGAGGAGTTGCTCGACGTTGCCGACGACGGGCGCAACGACTGGATGGAGAAGCAGGGGCGCAACGGGACGATCACCGTGCTGAACGAGGAAGCCATGCGGCGCTCTACCCTGCGACTGGACACCCGCAAGTGGTTGCTCTCGAAGATGCTGCCTGCCCAGTACGGTGAGCACGTGGAGCACACAGGCGCAGGAGGCGGGCCGATACAGCATGAGCACTCACTATCAGCGCAGATGTTGGGCAATCTCGCTTCGCTTCGTGCCAAGCTGCCCTCTCTGCCTACCCCTGCGGTGGTCGATGTGACCCCAATACGGGAGGGGAGAGGGGACATGGACACCATCAAGGGTAGGGTTGGAGCCTTGCTCGATGCCAAGACGAGGGGATCGAGCGCATCCTGACCGCATGAGGCCGAGCTGGCGGGTCCCCTCGCGTTCCTGGCCCCGCCGACCCGAGCGGGTCCCATCCAGCCCGCGGGAGGGGGTATATGAGTCTCACCTCTCGCTTGCGCACAGGTTTTCAACCCTTTTGCAGTTTCCCGCTGCAGTTTGGCGAATCGCTGGCGCAAAAAATTCTGGGAATTTGGAGGTTCGTCGTCAAGGTAGTTTGACGAAACCCCGGGTTTTGACGGTCTTTTCGTCAGAGGAGCTTTAAAAATGCCGCGAAAAGCTCCCGTACGGGCACGACCGAAGGCATGGCACGTTCGGGTGCGGGCTGGGGTAGCGGCGCATCCGGTCACGCTGGGGGCGCTGGTGACGTTCGTGGCGGCGGCGTATCCGGTTGCGGTGTGGGTGGAGGGGCACTTTATGACGCGGGCCGAGGCGAACCGGAAGGCGGCCTGGTTGAGCGTGCAGGTGGCGGAGCTGCAGGAGACGGTGATGCAGAATCGGGTGAACGAGTGTGATTCCAAGGAGAAGGCGGGGACGATCACGGTGTTCGAGAGCTCGGTATGCAAGGATTACCGGATCAAGCTTGGGGCGGCGTCGACCGCCAGGGAGCGTCGGCGGACGGATGCGGAGGAGTCGTCGAAATGAAGAACTGGATCTATCTCAAGTGGGACCCGTTGTTCTTTTCGATGGCGGCGGGTGGGGCGTTGGGCCCGCGCTGGGCGGTTCGGGCCCGGATCGAGGCGGCGGACTACAAGCGATTCCTGAAGGCCCAGCGTGGAGGCTGAGGTGGACACGACCCCGATGCCGGTCTCCGACCACCGCAAGAGCGGGTGGACGCTGTGGCGCGAGATCTACGGGACCTTTATCGGGCTGCTGCCGCTGCTGGTTGTGATCAGCGGGGTGGCGTGGACGGTGATCCGGGATACGGACCGGCACACGTTGGAGATTTTCTACCTGCAGCAGGCCGACACGCGGCATGAGGAGCAGATGACGGCGCTACGCTTGGAGCAGGCGTCGATCCGGTTGGAGATCATCGGGAAGATGGACAAGATCGGGAACCAGATCGAGGAGCTGCAGAAGCAGGTGGCCCGGGCGATGCGCTGATGGGTAAGGCGGCAAGGAAGGAGCGGCTCCCCCAGCCGTGGGGGCTCAAGGTCTTGACGGTGGAGGACGGGCTGCGGATCCGGGCTCTCCCCTTCGGGGAGGAGTTGCTGGCGGCGTGGGATCGGGTGCTGAAGATCGGGGACGCCGCGGCGGCCGATCTGGGGAAGCTGGACCGGTACTGGCTGCTGATCGAGCCGTGCAAGCGCACCGACCTGTGGCACCCGTGGATCTACGCGCGCTGCCGGGAGGTGGAAGCCGAGCCCGACGGGGTGCTGGACCTGTGGGCGCGCGAGCACGGAAAGTCCTCGATGATCACCTTCGGGGGCTCGGTGCAGGAGATCGTGCGGGATTCCGACATCACGATCGGGATTTTCAGCCATACGAAGCCGGAAGCCCGGAAGTTCCTGAGCTGGGTGAAGTTGGAGCTCGAGGACAACCGCGTGCTGCAGGGCCTGTACCCGGACGTCCTCTACGCGGACCCGCAGAAGGAAGCCCCGCGATGGTCGGAAGAAAAAGGGATCATCGTCAGAAGGAAGTCGAACCCGCGCGAGGCGACGATCGAGGCCCACGGTCTCGTAGACGGCCAGCCGACGGGGAGCCACTTCAAGCTGCGGATCTACGACGACATCGTGACGCTCGAAAGCGTGACGACCGCCGAGCAGATCAAGAAGACGACGGAAGCCCACGCCCTCTCGGACAACCTGGGCGCCCGCGGCGCCGACGGAAAAAAGCGCGCGTGGCATCTGGGGACGAGGTATCGCTTCGGGGACACCTACCAGGATCTGATCGACCGCAAGGCGCTGAAGACCCGGATCTATCCGGCGACCGACGACGGGACCCCGACGGGGAACCCGGTGTACCTCACCAAGGAGCAGTGGGCGGACGTGCGGCGGAAGCAGCCGACCGCGATCCTGGCGGCCCAGCAGCTCCTGAATCCGGCGGCCGGGGTGGAGGCGATGTTCCAGCAGAGCTGGCTCCGCTTCACCGACATCCGGCCGGCGACCTTGAACGTGTACCTGTGCTGCGATCCGGCGTCCTCGCGGAAGAAGAACTCCGACGACACGGTGATCACCGTGATGGGGATCGACGCGAACCGCAACAAGTACCTGCTGGACGGCTACGCGCACAAGATGGGCCTCTCGGAGCGCTGGCAGAAGATCCGCGACCTGTGGAAGAAGTGGTCGGAGAGCCCGGGGGTGCAGTTCGTGAAGGTGGGCTACGAGCGCTACGGCCTGCTGGATGCGATGGAGCACTTCGAGGAGCGGCAGGAGGTGGAGAAGCTCTCCTTCGAGATCGCGGAGCTCGCGTGGCCGACAGAGGGCGCGAACTCGAAGTACGACAGGATCCAGAGGCTCGAACCAGACTTCCGGGCGGGGAAATGGTTCCTGGCGGCCGAGCCGATCGACAAGGAGGGGCGCCCGATCGAGGAGACCCGCAACCAGCGGGAGTTGCGCGAGATGGGGCAGGACTTCCGGGCGATGCGCCCGATCTGGCGGAAGGACGCCGAGGGCAATGCCTACAGCCTGAACGGCAAGATTCTGGTGTGTTACCTGCGCTACCCCTACGTGGTGCGCGACGACACCCTCGACTGCATGAGCAGGATCTACGACATGGACCCAGCCCCGCCGATCGTGATCGACGCCCAGCTTCTGGAACCGGAGACCTTCGTCGACGGCGCGTAGCGCTCGAAATCGCACTCGTCGCGCACTTCCTGCGCAGCGACGGCCTCACGGTGGCAGCCGTTGCGCAGCTTTTAGGCTCCAACCGCATCACCGTCCACCACTGGTCGCGCGTCGGCGAAGGCTACCTGCGCCGATTAGCCAGGGATACCGAACTAATCAGATACCTGAAGGAGATCGCTCATGGCTGATTTCGACCCCGATGCACCCTTCGCCACCGTCGTCGGACTCCCCGGCGCCGCCTTCGAGCAGGAAGGGGTGTTCTTCGACAGCCAGTTGGTCGAAGTCACCCCGCCGGACGATACCGAGTTCGTGGAGCTCGCCTCCTCGCGCACCGGAGCGGTACGCCTGGTGACGCTCGCCCAGCTCGCGACACTTCTCGCATGACCCAAGAAGCCACCGGGATCGGCGCCGCAAGCGGGGCCGGCGCCTTCGTCCGCGTCGCCTTCGATGCCGAGGTTGGTCACGCCCAGGTGATCGGGCTCCCCGGGGTCGCCTACAGCCAGGACGGGGTCTACTACGACAACGAGGGCACCGAGGTCACACCCGAAGCCGACGTCGAGCTCGTACGCGTGAAGAACGGCCGGACCGGCACGGTTCGCCTCGTAACACTCGAAGCCCTCGCCCTCCTCCTCTGAAAAGGAACCAGTAATGGCTGACGAACGACCCACCGGCGCCGGCAAGCGCCGCGATCAGACAATGGCCGACGCCGAGGCGAAGGCGCTGGGGGGGCCTCCTCCCGCCCCCAGCGCCCCAACAGCCGCTCCGGCGCCGTCCACCCCTTCGCTCATGGACCGCATCAAAAGCGCGTTCGGGACCTCCAACCCGGAGAACAAGGCGGGGCTCTCCCACCCTCCGGGCTCGCGCGGCATGTGACGTTCCACGTGGAACGGGGCTGACCGATGACCAATATCGACCTCAACCCACAGAGGAAGCGCAAATGCTAATCGACATTCAGTTTCAGGCACACATCAGTAATGACGGCAGGCACACCTACGAACTGGTGCAGGACAAGACACTCTCCGGGCTGGACGAACGGATGGCGACGGTGTGGAAAAACGCCTTCGAGCAAACGGTGATCGACCTCTACAAAGCGGGTGCAGCGCCGGGACAGTTTTATCTCTTGCCCGAAATGACCGTGCGCTGGCCGCCGTCGCCCATCATGCAGAATGGGAGTGAGCGGTTCGCGCTGCCGTTCCCGACGCAAGCCTTGCGTGACGCGGCGCTCGTCAAGTTCAACGAATTCGTTGCCACGACGCAGGGTGGCGGACAGAGCGGAAGCGGGAAGCATCACAAAAAGTGAACACCATCGACTACAACCCGCTTGACCCCATATCGCAGCGGGGGACGATCACCAATTCCTGCCAGACCTACTCGGCGTCCGACGCCGCGCACCTCGCGCGCGCTCTGGCGGGCCTGCCCATGCAGGACATCGACGAGGGCGACATCTTCGCTCGCGGGCAGGCGTACAGCCGCAGCCGGGGATTCTCTGGCGTCGTCGGCCCGATCAGCCCCGGCGACGCGCTCTACGTCATGGCGCGCGACGGCTACCGCTTCGTGGGCGAGACGAGCCTCGGGGCGCACAAGGTCGTCTACTCCAACTACGACGGCAGGCTCAGCAGCGTCGACTGGATCGCCCAGAAGCTCGCCGCGAAGTGCGCGCCGGTCATCACGCTCATTTTCAGCGGCGTGCTCGACGCGAACTTCATCATGCAGCCTCCGCCACCGACGATGTTTCTCCACGCGATGCGCGTTGATGGGATCGACTTCGACCGGCAACTGGTCAACTGTTCCAACATGTACGGGGATGGGTGGGGCGACAGCGGGCGCTGCTACATCCGGTTCGCGGACTTCGAGCGGACCTCGACCATGGCCGCGCAGGCCAGTTGCTCGGTCGATGGGCTGATCGAGAACGGCGTGCGCGTCGTCTACTCGTTTCCGCCAACGCAACCGACAGGAGCAACCGTGACCCTAGCCGAGATTATCGCAGCGCTACGCGCGAAGCAATGGACGCAAGCCGAGAAGGACACGATTGTCGGCGCGGTTCAGGTCGCGCCTGTAACCCCGCCCGTTACACCGCCCGTCACGCCGCCGGTCCAGCCGTCAGCGGGCGGCGTATTCAGCCCGCCCGCGCCCTACGTCACAATGGGCGGCGCTCGCTACTCGCTGGATGGTCGCTCGGTTCGCATCAACGGGCAGCAATCCGTAGGCCCGAACGGCGGTGCTGACAAACTGTGGACCGACGGCGTTACGCTCAAGGCGCAGGCTTACAAGCCGTGGACTACGGACGGGCCGTGGTTCCTGTACGCGGGCCCCGGCAACTGGACGCCAACAACGGCGCCGTGAAGGAGACCCGATGAAATACAAGTCCGCACCACCGCAGACCCCGATCGCCACCATCGACAAGGGCCCCGCCAGGACCCCGATCGCCGCACCGGCGGCCTACGGCAACAAGCACCCGAAGACCCTCCCACGCAAGGCGATGCACGTGCGCGGGCGGAACCGGGGCATGTGATGCCGAGCCTCTGTTGCGAGGACTACTGCAGCGTTGAGCGCT